TGAGACTTATGTTAGGTTTGTACAAAACCCGCCTAATAATGCCATTGTGCAAAAGATCAACTGGTCTGATAACCCGTGGTTTCCTGAAACGCTGATGTTAGAGAAAGATGCTCTCAAGGTACGAGACTTGGAAGCATACAACACGGTCTGGGAAGGTATCTGTAGGGTAACCGTAGATGGCGCAATCTTTGCTAAGGAGATGCAGTTAGCAGAGCTGGAGGAACGTGTTACAAAGGTCAATTATGACCCTATGAAGCCTGTACACGCGGTATTTGATCTTGGTTGGGCAGACGCTACAGCTGTTTGGTTTGTCCAGTTCATTGGGATGGAGACACGCTTGATAAGGTACTTTGAGACAAGTCAAGAGACCATCAGCGCAATATTGGCTAGGATGCAGACATTTGGCTATGTGTATGATACGCTATGGCTACCACACGATGCTGAGAACAAAACACTTGCCGCGGCAGGCCGTTCAATAGAAGAAATCGTACGGTCATCAGGCTACAAGACAAGGATTATTCCTAGAACACCAGTTGTAGACAGCATCAATGCGGCAAGAACGATATTCAGAAATTGTTGGTTTGATAGGGATAACTGCGTGGATGGGCTACAATGCCTGAGACACTATCGCTATGAGGTTGATCCTGATACAAAACAATTCAGCCGTAATCCGCTACACGACCAGTATTCACATGGTGCTGATGCGTTTAGGATGTTAGGATTGATGATACAAGAGCCAAAGAAGATGGTTGTTAAAAAACCCGTGTTTGAACCTGCTAATTGGATGGGATGATTATGTCAGAAAATCAAAGTGACTTTGACCCAAGGATTGATGAGGCTAAGAAATTCCTCAAGTTGGCTAATGATGCGGACACAAACAATCGGTCAGAAGCCCTTGAAGACCTGAAGTTTGCGGCTGGAGACCAATGGCCTGTTGAAATACAGAATTCCCGCACACTAGAAGCACGCCCTTGCCTGACGATCAATAAGATTGACGCGTATGTACGCCAAGTCACAAATCAGCAGAGACAACAACGTCCACGCATCAAGGTACACGGCATGAATAGCCAATCCGATGCTAAGGTTGCTGAAGTGTTGACGGGCATTTGCCGACACATCGAGGTCAATTCAGATGCTGACCATGCTTATGACAATGCTTTTAACTATGCTGTACGCATGGGGTTTGGGTACTGGCGCGTCAAGACTGACTATGTACGCGAAGATTCATTCGACCAAGAAATCTATATTGAACCAATTCATAATCCGTTCACGGTTTATTTCGACCCTAACAGCACCTTACCAGACGGGTCTGACGCTGAAAAATGCTTGATTACACAAGTTGTAAGCAAAGATATATTCCGCAAGATGTATCCTGATGCTGATGACGGCACAGGGTTCAGCCAACGTGGTACTGGAGACAGCAACGCTGAATGGGTAATGAAAGAAGATATTCGGATTGCCGAGTATTTCTATACTGTGAGGAAACCTGAGAAACTTTGCTTGTTGAGCGATGGTACAAAGAAATTCAGGTCTGATTTGCCCAAACAAGAAGAACTGTTAGCAATGGGTTTGTTTGTGATTGATGAGCGTGCATCGTTCAGAAAAGAAGTCAAACAAATCAAATGTACTGCTATTGAGGTACTGGAAGAAGGCATATGGCCATCGAAATTTATCCCGATTGTTCCCGTGTATGGTGAGGAGTTTGTTGTAGAAAACAAACGCAAGAAATACGGTCTGGTACGCATGGCTAAAGACCCTCAGCGTATGTACAACTTTTGGAAAACAGCTCTTACCGAATCGGTCGCACTCGCGCCCAAGGCCAAATGGTTGCTTGCCGAGGGTCAAGATGAAGGACATGAGAACGAATGGGCGATGGCCAATATCAAGGCAATGCCTGTGCTTAGATACAAGCAGAAGGATATAGAAGGTGTGCCTGCACCCGTACCTACAAGGATTCAGCCCGAAGCACCTCCGTCAGGAATAATTGCCGCGGCAGATGGAATCAACGCTGATATGCAAGCCGTGTTAGGGATATTCGACCCCAACCAGATGGCAACAGGCAACATATCAGGGAAAGCCCTAAATGGTCAGCAACAGCAGATTGACCTGACTAATTTCCATTATTACGATAACCTGACACGATCTATTAAGCATACTGCCAAAATCATTCTCGATCTAGTGCCCAAAATTTACGACAACGCACGGGTAATGCGGATTATTGGAGACGATGGTAAGCCTGATTTGGTCGACATAAACAAACGTCAATCCGATGAACAAGGCGTAATGTCTATCCTAAACGATGTAACGGTTGGCGAATACGATGTAGTTATGGATACAGGGCCAGGCTACAACAGCAAGCGTATTGAGGCTGTAGAGTCAATGATGCCTATGCTTTCAGCTGATCCAAACCTGATGAACATTGCTGGTGACCTTATTTTCCGCAACATGGATTTTCCTGGGGCTGACATTATTGCTGACAGGCTTGCCGCATCTAACCCGTTGGCACAGATTGACGACAAATCACCCGTACCACCACAGGTTCAAATGCAACTGGCGCAGTCTAAAAAGATTATTCAGGACTTACAACAACAGCTACAGGGTATGCAACTGATTCTGAAGAATCGTTCAGATGTCGATCAGATGAAACAGGATGCCGAGACCAAACGTGTTCTCATCAAAGAGACCAACAGGGCACACGAGATTGAGCTTAACGACCAAGAGAGACACCGCGACATGGTTTTGCGCACAGACACGCAGGCGCATGATACTGTCATCAAGACGCAGACCCAGCTGGAGATTGAACGCATGAAAGCTGATTTGGCGGTTTATCTGTCGCAATTAGATCGTTTGACTGAACGTGAGGCTAAAGCTGAAGCAGTTGAACGTGCTATTTGACAAAGTTTTAAATTCGTGTAGTATTTACACAAACCTTACCCGTGGGGTTGCACGGGGTTAATTCTTAGGGTTTATCCTATGTCTGAAAAAGAAGCATCGTCAGTATTGACGAGTGAAAACAGTGCCGAGTTTTATGCTAACAAACTGAATTTAGCTGACAGAGACGATGATGTGGCGGTTGAGGAAGCTCCCGAGCCATCCGAAGAATCTGAGCAGAGTGAATCGGTAGCAGAACAAAGCAAAACTACAGAGGAACGTAAGCAGAATCCGAAACTGGAAAAAAGGTTTTCTGAGCTGACCAAACAACGTGAACAAGCCAAGGCCGAGGCGCAAGCTGAACGCCAAAGGAGTGAACAGTTAGAGGTAAGGCTAAGGGCATTAGAGCAACAGGCTGTACCACAACAGGTACAGAGCATTGATGATGAACCACAGCCTGGTCAATTTACTGATGCGTTTGAGTACGCAAAAGCATTGGCTCAGCATTCAACAGAACAGGCTTTGAAACAGAGGGATCAACAAGAGGCAAATAAAAAAGCTAATGAGGAAAACCAAAAGACAATTCAACTTTGGTCTGCCAAATTAGAAAAAGCAAAAGTTGATTTACCTGATTGGGATGAGGTTGTAACAGGGACAGATGTCCAAATTGACAACAATATTCGAGATTCGATACTGGAAAGTGATGTTGGACCAAGAATCCTCTATCACCTATGTGACGATATTGAATATGCTAAGAAATTAGCCGCAATGCCAGTACGCAAAGCACTAGTTGAGATAGGAAAACTGGAAAAGCTGTATGAAAAGAATGAAGCGAAACCAGAGACTGTAGTGAAAAGTAAAGCACCCGCACCTATCAAGCCTTTACGGGCTGGTAATGGTCAAGCAGACATCCCTATTAACAGTAGTGGAGAGTTTCACGGCACTTACCAAGCATGGAAAGAAGCAAGACGGGCTGGTAAAATTAAGTAACTTTTTTAAAGGAAATAGATCATGGCAAATAATTTGCTCACGATATCGAAAATCACCAATGAGGCTCTCATGGTGTTAGAGAACGAATTAACTTTCACGAGCGAAGTGGATCGAAATTATGATGACCAGTTTGCCGTCGTGGGAGCGAAAATCGGTAACACAGTCAATGTAAGGCGTCCTGGACGTTTCATTGGTACTACTGGACCAGCACTTAATGTCGAGGACTTTAACGAAACATCCGTGCCTGTCACTCTTTCCACGCAATTCCACGTCGACACTCAATTTACCACACAGGATTTGGCATTATCTTTGGATATGTTCTCTGACCGTGTGTTGAAGCCTGCTGTTGCCGCTATTGCAAACAAGATTAACCGCGATGGCTTAGTTATGGCTAAGAACAACACGGCTAACATTGTTGGAACAGCTGGTACACCTCCTACAGGTTTGATTACATACTTGACTGCCGCGGCATACTTGGACGCTGAAGGCGCACCACGTGACGGTCGTAGAAGCTGTATCGTTGAACCATTTACATCTGCCACTATTGTTGACAGCTTGAAAGGTTTGTTTATGCCTAATGCAAAGATTAG